TATCTTTTCTATTTTCATGTAAATAATTAATTACATAATCTAACTTAGATTCAATTCTGTTTAACCGTTCAGCTAATAAGTTTGGATTCTTTTTATCTATCTTGTTATCAACCCAGTTACGAATAGCTTCTTCAGGAGCAGCTCCACATAAACTAATACCATTATTTTTATTTACCAACAGTGGAGTTCCACAATTTATATTGTACTTATCTTTGAGTAAGTCATACAACCTACTATTTTCGTCCTCTGCTAAGTCTAACTTAGCAATCTTATATTTTTCAGATATTAATTTATCTATAACCGGAGTAACTTTTGAACACCAGGTACACCCGTATTCAAAAAAGTATAAATGTTCCATAACCTAAATGTCTATTATTTCAAATATTCTTGTATTGATTTTGTTTAATCCTTCATTGTTGGATACTAAAATTGTATTCTGAAAGTTCTCCCAAGGAATAGGAAAATTAGTATCTAACACACCATTATTAATATTTTTTATAACCTCATTAAGTGCATTTATTGTATACAATGTATTCGTATGTTTTTTCCTATGCAAGGATATTGTATTTGGTATACTGTTATAGTCAAGACTGTCTGTTACTTCTACATTGTATGTGCACATAAGTTCTTGAGGTTTGTCCTCGTTTTGAAGTACGTACACTTTATCAAAAACTATGTCATAAGTTTTTGTTATACTACTGACTACCTCGGATAAAGATTTTTTTGTAGTGAATGTACAAAGCAGTTGAGATTTAACCACGTATTATTTCCTTATAATACATCACGACCTTTGAATAGTCTATTATAGTTTTCTCTCAATGGTTGGTTTTTAGGTTTTACGCTTTCCCCATAACTCAAATAACCACCTTCTTCTGCGGCTTCTTCTGCAGATGATATAATACCGGTAACTAAATCACTCATAGTCATTCCTTCTTCATCCATAAAATAGTTTTTATTATCATCAAATACACCCATAGTAATATCGTACTCTTGAGCATATTCGTTAGCTACATCATCATAAAAAGCATCAACTTCATCTTCATCAAGGTCGTCTATCTTTGTTCTAAAATCAGTACCTGGTGGTAAATTTTTTCCATGTTTTGCAATCGCTTCATCTGCATCTTTAGCCATTGATACTTCATAGCTTTCTAAACCAGCATACTTATCATCGCTGTCATCGCTGTCATCGTTTGAATCCGTATTATCATATTGGTCTGGATTCATCATTTGGTCGTATATGTCTTCTTCTCTTGTTTCAAGATAGTTTGCAAGTTCCATACCTGTTGTGCCATACTTTAATGTACCTTCTTCTATTCCTTGCATTATTATAATGTGTTGCATAGCACCAAACGAATCTACTGCAGGGTTAGGCATTTTACCTTGTTTAAGGTTTTTGTAAATTTCACTCAAGTCATAATCATCATCAAAACTTTGCATTAAAACTTCAAATGCTTTCTCTCTAGCTTCAGGACGAATATTTTTCAATGCAGTATCAAAACCTTCATCAGGGTCAATATCCTTAGTGTCAGTCATATACTCAGGTTCTTCGTCTTCAAGTTCATCATCCACATAGTCATCACGTCTGTCTCCAACTGGCCTATCATCAAGTTCAAATTGTTCTATATCCTCGTAAGCCTGTGAAATCATTTCACCGCCTTCACCACCCATCTCTTTAGCTAAATTTTTAATATCTTCTTCACTTGCACCATATCTTATAGCATCTCTCAAATCAGATATTACCATATCTGCAACATCAGGGTCACCT